CCAATATGTAAACGTCCTATTTTGGTTTATCCAAAATTGTACGGTAGGACCCGCACAGAGGGATGCCGTTTTACGCCAGACCCAAGGCGGAACGAGCGCTTTAAACGTAGCGCTCAGACGTTTTCGCAATCATGGTAGAGTGGTCGACCGTAATCTCCTTACTCAAGTGAATGATGCAATGTTTGGTCAAAACGGCCTTCATTTGCTCTCTGCGTTTCTCATAGTGTTCTCGACCATAAAATGCCCACTCCCGTAAAGCTCCATCAACATTGACGGCAGCAGCTTCCTCGGGAGAAAGAGATTTAGAATGTAAGACACTAAGCAAAGATTTCCAAATCGAAGATTCGTGCAATTTTCCCACACGAAATGGAAGTCCATCAACTACAGCTGAATACCGCTGCAGAAAAACCAAATCCTTTAAAGGGACAAATGGCTTAGCTACAGCATCTTTGATTCCAGGTGTTATCTTTAGACCATACGTGGCAAGGTACTTTTGCAAGGTGATAAAGTTGAAATTGCGTCTCCAAAAAGAAACAGTGTTGATAAAATCATCACCGTAATTGACATGAGAAACGTAAGTTCGAAAATCACCGATCTTGGAATTGGGATAAATTGAGTAGAAGGCACATCTATTCATCAGGCTATTATCCAAGCTATTGACGTTCACTGTGGCAGGAATACCAGAAGGTGTGGACCCATCAAGAGCATACACGTATCCATTATAGCTCACCAGTGGGCGTAGGACACAAGCGGGAATAAATTGCATGATTACAAGATCTTCGGCGGCGTAACTACCCAAAGATGCGATCTCAATCATAATTCGATAAGAAGCTCCACTAATATCAGGAGATTTTCTCAAATCATATTTGCTATGATCGCCATCAAAGGCTCGCTGGAAACGCTCGAGGTGTTGCATGAGTTCCTCCCAATCAGGAGAGAGACAATTAATACCAACGGCGCACTCACTTGTAGAGGTGCACATCTGTAGCACTCTAAAAACGGGTGTGTAATACTTCCGAATAATAAGAGTGCAGCAAATTTCTCCAACCATGTAAAGTCTGACTTTTTCCTTAGTTACCAATGTGGGCTCGTCTTTCGGACAACCCATAAACAACCAAGGAACACGTATGCCAGTCTTCAATTTGGCGAGTTGGACATCAACCTGATCCCAAACTTCTTTGAGAAACTGTTTTCTTTCTTCACCCATATCACTGATATAGGTGGTGATCCAATTCTTCTTACCTCCAGAGAAATTGACTCCCATCGAGGAATTCCAGTTAATAGCGTCAATGTGGCGCAAACCACTAATTCCGTTCAAAACTTCATCCCAAGATAAAGGTTTCAAATCTTTGAGAAGATATTTGGGCAAATTGCGAAAGGCAAACAGATAATCCTGGACAGCCCACTCCAAATCATGTTGGGGCAATCCTGGTGAAGTTTGAAAAGCAAAAGCAGCTGATTTAGGCCACATGGATCTTCCGAATTTCGGTTTATCAAATTCCAAACCCGGAGGAGCCAAGAGAGCAATATCCTGCGCAATGATTGTAGGGCGTACCGAACTTTTGTAAAAGGCTTTAGTTTCACGCTCTCCCATAAATACGGCACCTTGATTGGTGACGTAGGTATCGGGATCATGTTGCTTAAGCCACTCTACTTGATCGGTCATGTACCCATTCGGCTCATGATCTGCCACCGCGAAAGTGGGGTGACCATTCACTGGCGGATTCCACTCAGCCGGGTGAGATGCACTCAACAACGTGTGGGGCTTAGCCATGACAATCTTCAGAAAAGACTCTATTTGCCTATGACTAGGCAAGTAAGAGACACCACGGTTTAAGTCAACTTTACGGCCACCGAAGTGGACTCCTAGAATGGTGGGATTTGCACCCAAAGAACAATACACGCCACCGCACAATCCAACATAAGTGGTTGTAGGCCACTTCCAGTCGAGTACGATATTGTTGTTCGCATCAGCAGTTACAGTGCCATCCATTTCTGGACGATCGGCAATGAGGCCCAACTCATCCTTGTGGAAGAATTTGGCACGAACTGCTATAGGATTGACATTAAAATATGGAATCAGATTACGCTTGCTGCGATAACTGACGTAGACGAAAGCCATATCCGACTGATTCCCACACAAGACGCAATTCTCAGGGCCGACAACAACAATCTTAGAAGAAGAAGGACTGGTATTGTCCATGATCTTCCAAAAAGTCGTGTCCCTAGGAACGGCATGAGCAGGAATAAGAGCACAATCTGTCTGAAACCAAAAGATATCTGAAAAGAAGATCCAGTCTTCCTTCGGTTTAACAAACAGCATAGACAAATTCTTTTTGCACAATCCGTGCAATTGGGAATCCGTCATGGTCCGATTATCCACGGACATGTACTTTTCGACTACGGTATTCATCCACACATCTTTGGTATTATTCTTCGCGATCAATTCTTCCTCAGATAAACCCATGAAATTTTGGTTTTCAATGGGAGAATAATCATGATTTACACGCAACTCTTTTTCAGAGAGGGTAGCGGTAAAATCAACAGGCGGTGGTAATTCCAAAGACTCAGAAGGGGCAGAATTGCTCACATACAGGGATCGGATCATGATGGCAGCAGTGCCAGCAATGAAACCTAAACCTATAACTTCCAAGAGTGCTTTAATGTAGGGGTTGTACTTGTCGCGATGGGCCTCAGCCACATCAGAGATTGCAGTTCTACGATCAGACAGAGTTTGATAAGCAGATTGCCTCAAAAGAAGCGAATAACCAGATGCCCAAAACCACATAGTAAAACCAGTGGTGATAAGCAACATGTGGTACGATCCGCTAAAACAACATCTTTGAAGCAAGCCAAGGCCAAATAAGAAAAGGCCTCTCGCTCCATACGTATGTGCAAGTTTTATGCGACGACACAGTTTAACGTCCTGCAGTACAGGGGCAAGACGACGGACAAATCCAG